AGCTTGTGCTAAGGCAAAACGCAAGTTCATTTGTGTATCAATGACACCTGAAACTGATGAGAGTGACCTTCTTGGTAACTATGTTCTGATTGATGGTAATATGGAATGGCGTGATGGTCCTGTGACTACTGCCGCTCGTCAAGGTGCCGTTCTTTGTATTGATGAGATTGATTACGGTGCTCAGAACCTTTCTAGTTTGCAGCGTGTATTAGAAGGCAAACCGTTTATGCTGAAAAAGAAAGGTGAATTGATTTCACCTGCACCCGGTTTTACCGTGTTTGCTACTGCGAATACAAAAGGTAAAGGCTCAGATGACGGTCGTTATATGTTCACCAATGTTTTGAATGAAGCATTCCTTGAGCGTTTTCGTACCACAATGGAACAGGAATTTCCTCCTGTTAAAACTGAATGTAAGATTATTGAGAAAGAACTTGCTTCAGTTGGCAAAGCAGATGATGACTTTGCTGAGAAACTGGTTACTTGGGCTGATGTTATTCGTAAAACATTCGCCGATGGCGGTTGCGATGAAGTGATTTCTACTCGCCGTTTGGTACATATCGTTGAAACATACGGTATCTTTGGTGATAAGATGAAGGCAATTACTCTGTGTTTGAATCGTTTTGATGATGACACTAAGGCATCATTTGTTGATCTGTATACTAAAGTTGATGCCGGTGCTTCTGCCGATGAAATTCTGGCACCACAACCTGAACCTGTAGCAGAAGAAGTTAAGGTTGAAGGTACTGATGCATCACAACCTTTCTAATAAGTTTGTAGTTCGGCACTTGGGCCTGTGGCAACACAGGCCTTTTTTTGTAACATTTGCCTGTAAAAGTGTTGACTTACTTACTTAAAAATGTTATAATTATATTATCGAATTTGAGAGAACGGTCTCCTCTCAAATGTTTACCTTGTTGAGACCAATTTATGGAGTTATTTGTAATGAAATCAGCTAAAGCTAAAGTTCTCGCCTATCTTTCGAAAGACAGCGACTACAACACCCTCACCGTAGCTAAGATGCAGTCTGTTTTTGGTATTGCTAATCCTTCTGCAACAATCAATGAGTTGCGTAACGAAGGTCATGCAATTTATCACAACACCCGTGTCAATGCTAACGGCGACAAAGTTTCTTTCTATCGCCTTGGTCAGCCAACCAAGCGCATCGTAGCTGCAGGTATCGCAGCTCTGCGTGCTCAGGGAGAGCGTGCTTTTGCCTAAAATAGTTTAGGAAAAGCGTAGAGGAAGTAATACATATAGGTGTTACTTCCTCTTTTTCGTTTATGGAGTTGTCATGGAAATTCAAGCAAAAATTGAAGATTTAAAAAAGAACAGGCTTTTTATTGCCACACCAATGTACGGCGGTATGGCACACGGTCTTTATATTAAATCGTGCCTAGATTTACAAACAAGTTTAGGTCAGTATGGTATTGAAACAAAATTCTCCTTTCTTTTTAATGAATCTCTTATTACAAGAGCCAGAAATTATTTGGTAGATGAATTTATTCGCTCAGAAAATTTTACGCATCTACTTTTTATTGATAGTGACATTCATTTTAATCCACAAGATGTTTTGGCCATGTTGGCATTGGATAAAGATGTGATTGGTGGTCCTTATCCTAAAAAATCAATCAATTGGGGTAATGTAGCTTTGGCCGCAAGAAAAAATCCTGATATGGATCCAAGAGAGCTAGAAAATTTGGTTGGTGAATATGTCTTTAATGTTGTAAAAGGAACTTCCTCTTTTCAAGTAACTGAACCTTTGGAAGTTTTAGAAATTGGTACTGGTTATATGATGGTTAAAAGAGAAGTATTTGATAAGATGAAAGATGCTTATCCAATGATTCATTACAAACCAGACCATGTTGGTCAAGCTCACTTTGATGGTTCACGGTATATTCACGCATACTTTGATACAGTAATTGATTCCAAAGATTCAATCACAGGCGGAGGTTCTGACCGCTATCTAAGTGAAGATTATATGTTCTGCCAGATGTGGCGTAAAATTGGTGGTAAAGTATTCTTGTGTCCTTGGGTTAGAACTCAACACATTGGTACATACGCATTTACTGGAAATATGCCTGCAATTGCACAACACACAGGTAAATTATAATAGACTTGAAGATCACCCATAACAATAAAACAATTCAAAAATTGGAAAAAAATCCAATATTTTTATTGACAGGTGATATAGAAACAACAAAATTTTATTCTTCTTTGGCTTCTGCCTGTATAAAAATAGGAACTTATCTAGAGGATAAAATAGAAGAAAAAATTAGAATTAACTTTGATATTAAACAAGAAATAGGTCAACAATCTTTATTTCCAACTGAAGAATATTTTTTGGTGAAACAAAGATTTCAGAAAGTAGAACCTGATTTTGTTTATATTGATGAAAATCAGAAAATAATTTATGTTTATGAAGTTAAGACTAATTTAGGAAATGCTGATTCAAAAAAAGCTCACGGAGAAAAAATAAAGTATAAAACACTTTATACATTCTTAACAAAGAAATATTTGGATTATACTGTAAAAATATTTGTTGTTGATTTTATGGGAGATTTATCTGGTGCCACTGCTTTATATGAGGCCTCAGACATTATTGAAGTTATTGATGGAGAAACTTTCTGTAAAAGAATAAAAATTGATTATCAAACAATAATAAATGATTTGAAACTTTCTCAAAATCACAATAAAAATTTTATTAAGGAGTTCAAAAAAATTGAAGTCTGTTAAAGATGTTGTCAAAGCATCACAAAATGCGACAACAGGCGGCCGTAAATTTGATGGTGGTAAATTACAATATGGTTTACTGCCACCAGCTGCACTTAAAGCTACTGTAGAGATACTTACTTTTGGTGCTGAGAAGTATGAGCCTGACAATTGGAAGTATGTACCAGATTCAAAGCGCCGATACTTTGATGCTTTGAATCGCCATCTATGGGCATGGAAAGAAGGTGAACAACTAGACCCCGAATCTGGTAAACACCATCTAGCCCATGCTATGTGTTGCCTCATGTTTCTATATGAACATGATACAATATATTCTATTGATAAATCTTAATTATGAGAGGTAAAAATGAAATTATCAAACGAAACCATTTCGGTTCTCAAAAACTTTGGTGCAATTAACCAAGGTATCCTTTTCAAAAAAGGTAAAACATTAAAGACTGTTTCTTCACATAAGAACATTCTTGCTGAAGTAGATATTAAGGAAGATATTCCTGCTGAGTTTGGCATCTATGACCTAAACAATTTCTTGTCGGTCATTTCTCTCCACAAAGATGACCCGTCATTTGAATTTGATGACAAGCAAGTTACCATTGTTGGTAACAAAGGTCGTTCTAAGATCAAATATCGTTTTACTCCTGCAAATATGATTGTCACACCGCCAGAGAAAGCTCTGACAATGCCTGACGCAGAGATTAAATTTGATTTAACAGCAGAAGATTTTGATTGGGTCTTACGGGCAGCTGGCGTTCTTGCATCACCACAGATTGCAATTGAATCTGATGGCAAAAAAGTTAGCATTGTAACACTCGACCTACAGAATGATTCTGCTCACACCGATGCTTTAGAAATTGCAAATGGTAATGGCAACAAATACAAAATGATTTTCAAAACAGAAAACATTACAAAAGTATTGGCAGGTACTTACGAAGTTTCTATTTCATCTAAAGGCATTTCACATTTTAAAAACAAAAACCTTCCGTTGCAATACTGGATTACAACTGAGCAAGGTTCTAAATTTGAAAAAGTAGCTTAATTAAATTATGATATATGTGAAAGGTTCTTATGGAACATTTGTTATGGACAGAGAAGTATCGGCCTCAGACGGTGGAAGATTGTATTCTTCCAGACCGTCTGAAAAAGCCGTTTCAGGAATATGTGAATCAAAAGGAGATACCCAATCTCCTATTGAGTGGTGGAGCCGGCGTAGGCAAGACCACGATAGCCAAAGCGATGTGCAACGAAATTGGTTGCGACTTCATGGTAATCAATGGTTCTGATGAAAGTGGTATTGATACATTTAGAACCAAGATTAAAAATTATGCATCATCAATGTCACTCTCTGGTGGTCGTAAGGTCATCATCATTGACGAAGCAGATTATCTAAATCCAAACTCAACTCAACCGGCTCTTCGTAATGCGATAGAAGAATTCGCAAGTAATTGTTCCTTTATATTTACTTGTAATTACAAAAATCGCATTATAGATCCGCTTCATAGTCGTTGTGCCGTCATCGACTTTGGCCTCAAGAATGGTGAGAAGGCCAAGATGGCTGCGGCGTTCTTCAAGCGAATTCAAACAATTTTGCAAAGTGAATCCGTTGACGCAGATGACAAAGTTCTTGCTGAGTTAATCAAAAAACATTTTCCAGATTTTCGCCGTGTGCTGAATGAACTTCAGCGTTATTCTCAGTTTGGTAAAATCGATACAGGTATTCTTACACAGATTGCTGATGTATCTATTGAAGAACTGACCAAATCAATTTCATCAAAAGACTTTGCTTCTATTCGTAAGTGGGTTGCAACACACGAAATTGATAGTACGGTTTTGTATCGTAAGATTTATGATTCTCTTTATGACGTAATGAAACCGCAATCAATTCCACAAGCGGTCATTATTCTTGCTGACTATCAATACAAGGCTGCGTTTGTTGCTGACCAAGAAGTGAATACGGTGGCTTGTTTGACTGAACTAATGGTATCTTGTGAGTTTGTATGAACGATGTATTCATCGGAATATTTGAATGGATAAAAGATGATTGGAAGTCTAATCGTTGGCGTTTTGTTATTGAACTTTTTGCTTGGGCTATTAGCATTGGTTGTAGTATTGCGATGGCTCTTACGGTACCGAACCCTCCGTTACTTGTTCTTTATCCTATGTGGATTATTGGGTGTGCTTTGTATGCTTGGGCTGCTTATACTCGGAAATCATTTGGCCTACTTGCTAATTATGTTTTACTCACTACCATCGATACCATTGGTTTGATAAGGATGTTGACATGAGTAATCCTTTTGATTATGTTAATGCAATATTACAAAACAAAAAACAACTAATTGTTGATGAAATTACTGAAAAAGACTATACACCTTTTTTGGTAAATAGAAGTCTTTCTTATCATAAAGATTGCGTTCTGTATGCAAATGAAATGAACAGACGCCATTTCTTGGATAAGAAGTTGCAAAATGACTTTTTACTAAATACCGTCAGGTCTCAAAAGAGGCCCTTTGCGAAGTGGGTTAAGTCTGAGAAAAGTGATGATTTGGAATGTATAAAACAAGTCTATGGTTTCTCCGATTCAAAGGCCCGTGAGGCACTCCGCTTACTAAGCAAAGACCAGATCCAACAACTAAAAGAACAAACCGATACCGGTGGATTAAGGAAGTAATATGGTTGACTTGACTCAATTTGTTGAGGTAAGCCTTAACGAACAAGACGATTTTTTAAAGGTGAGGGAAACTCTTACTCGTATTGGCGTTTCTTCACGGAAAGAAAAAGTATTATATCAATCTTGCCATATTCTACATAAACAAGGCAAGTATTATATCGTACACTTTAAAGAACTATTTGCATTGGATGGTAAACCATCTAATATTTCAGAGAATGATATACAAAGACGAAACGCAATTGCTAATTTATTGGAAGAATGGGGTCTTGTAAAGATTCTAAATCGTAAACTAATTGAAGGTAATATAGCACCTTTACATCAAATAAAAATTATTTCTTTTAAAGAAAAAGATGATTGGGATTTAATTGCTAAATATAATATTGGCAAAAAAACATCTGATTATTAAATTGTTGTATAAATAATGGTGCGGCGCCTAATGGGCCGCAGTTTTGATTAACTCGCTTAATAGGAGAAATACTATGACACTCGGTCATATTTCATTTGGGCCATTGGCTCACACAACATTGGGTTTTGAGCGTTTCTTTGATGATGTTGAAAGACTTTTGAATGTAGATAATGCAACAAAAGTAACCCAATCTTTTCCACCCCACAATATCATCAAGCTAAAAGACACACATTATGTTGTCGAGCTTGCCATTGCTGGATTCAGTAAAGAAGATATTGAAATTACAGCAGAAGATGGTACATTGACAATCAAAGGTGAGAAAAAAGAAAAAGATGTTGAAGTGACATATCTGCATCGTGGTATTGGCACTCGGTCATTTACAAAACAATTGACTATTGCTGATACTGTAGAAGTTAAAGGTGCAGAATTTAAAGATGGAATTTTGCGTATTGGTTTGGAAAATATTATTCCAGAACATAAGAAGCCACGCAAGATTGAAATTGGTAATGAACTTAAAGAGTTTAAGCCGCAACTTCTGCAAGAGAAGAAAGCTGCATAACTCGGCGGGGCTTTTGCCCCGCTTTACTTGGAGATATTATGAATAAGCAAAATGAGAATTTTCGGTTGAGTAAATCAACCAAAAGGATGATGGCAGGTAAACTTTGTACAGATCCCAACTCTTTCAAAAAATCAATGATTGAAGCTCAAATTCTTGCTTCAATTCCAGTCAAGCACGAAAAGAAAAATAAGAATTCACCTAAGGAAGAATAATGTCCTTGGTAATGTATTCTCATTTTCACAAAGATTTTCCATTTAATTGGAATTCTAAATGGATTATTCCAACTTATGCTGGCGGTTTAGAACCTTTTTCTTGGCATTCACCTGATGAATCCAAACCGTTTACAAATGTAAACAGAAGCAAAGAAGATATAAGCAAGTTTCGACCAATATACCATATGTGTTCAGAGGATAGTTTTCTTCGTGCATTAGGACAACAAGCAACAGAATATTGGATGATGAAAAATTGTACACATGATTACGTTGGTTGTACAACTTATCGCCGTTATCTAATGTTAGATCGTAAGGCTGAAAAGAATGTAGCAAAAATTGAAATACAAGCTGATCAAACTGTTGCGAATTTATTTGGTACAGATCAAGAAAAAGATTTAGCATTAGAATATCTACAGACAGCTGAAGTGTTAACAAATCATTCTACAGCACTACCACACTCCGTAGAACAACAATATTTGATGTATGAACCAGCTGAATATTGGAATTTATTTAAAGATGCTATCGTTCAGTTGTGTCCACAATATCGTCAGCACATGAATTGGTTTACACACAATAATATAATTAATTTTGAAACAACATATATTATGCGGCGTGATCTATTTGTTCGTTATGTAAGTGAATTTTTTTCTATATTAGAATATATTTGGAAAAATTGTAAAGAGGTTTATCCAACGAATCAGACCACATCAGAACCATTACCATGGAGATATCCAGGTTTCTTAGGTGAAAGATTTTT